AGGTCGCAGCAGCAGCCTTTGCAGCAGCCGCAGCCGCAGCCGCAGCCTATGCAGGCAAACTCGCAATCGATGGAGTCAAGGCAGCCATTGAAGATGAAGCAGCGCAGGTTCGCCTTGCAGCAGCTCTAGAAAATGCAACAGGTGCAACTCGCGACCAAATCGCAGCAGTTGAGGAACAGATTTCTAAAACCGCGCTTGCAACTGGTGTTGCCGATGATCAACTTCGTCCAGCACTGCAACGCTTAGCGGTTTCGACAGGTGACACAACAAAGGCGCAAGAACTTCTCAACCTTGCATTGGATGTCGCTCAAGCAACTGGCAAGCCTCTCGAAACAGTGGCAAACGCATTGGGTCGCGCTTACGATGGAAACACAACATCTCTCGGCAAACTAGGCATTGGACTATCCGCAGCAGAACTTAAAACAATGAGTTTCACTGATGTTCAGGGCAGACTCTCAGACTTATTCGGTGGGGCTGCAGCTAAGAACGCAGAAACATTCCAAGGTCGTATTGCACGACTTCAAGTGGCATTTGATGAAGCAAAAGAAACTATCGGTTTTGCATTACTGCCAATCATTGAAAGATTGGTTGATTTTGTTGTTAATCAGGTTGTACCAAATCTTCAAAAGTTTGCCAGTGCATTTGACCCAATCGTCAAAGCAATAAACGAGAACAAAGATTCATTCCAAAGGTTGTTTAATTTTATTGGAGATTATGTCATCCCAATTTTGACTAATCTTGCAGGTGGAGCGCTCAAGGTTGTCGGTGAAGTATTTGGTCGAATCATCGGCATTATTGGATCAGCAATCGACAAAATCGCAGACTTTGTTGAATCGGTTAAGAACATGGTCAATGCGGTTATCAGCGCCTACAATCGCCTCCCAACACCCGACATTGCTTTAATCGGTGGCAGTGGTGGTTTTGCAGGCGGTGGCGCTCCAGGAGCAATTAGCGGTGGAGGCAATGCAGGAATACTCGCTGCAGTTTCAGGACTGGCAACAGTGAGTTCAAGCATTGCAGGTTTGGCAGGCGGTGGCGGCGGTGGCGGTAAAGGTGCGACTGCAGCTAATAAAGCAGCTCTTGCAAGGCTCGAAGCCGATGCAGCAAAACTCGGTGATTTAGTAGATCAACTGATGGGAGTTCAAAGAGTTGACCCATTTGGCTATGGCACTTTTAGAATGGGCGAAGCAAGAACATTGGAGCAATACAACATTACAGTTAACGGTGCAATCGACTCAGAATCTACTGCTCGCCAAATTGTAGAAATTCTTAATGACTCATCTGCTCGAGGAACGCTTGGCGCAGGAGCATTTGACCGATGACCGCCTGGAGTCCTGTTTGGCAGGTATCGTTAAACGGTGGGACTTTCACAACGGTCACACTTTCAAACTTAACAATCTCATCAGGTCGAACAGACATTTATCGTCAACCTGTTGCAGGCTATTGTTCGGTTGAAATACTTAACACCAATCAGTCTAATCTTAGTATTGAAATCAATGACCAAATAACAATTCAGGTCAAGGATTCGACTAACACCTTTAAGCCTATCTTTGGCGGTTTTGTGACTGACATCGATCAGAGCGTTAGACAATCAGGTGCTGTTGCCATCGTTCAGACTTTCAAAGTCATCGCATTGGGTGCATTGTCTAAGTTGCCTAAGGTTTTAACCGAAGGCGTTTTATCAAAAGACTTTGACGGAAATCAAATTTATTCAATCCTTTCAGACTTGCTTTACAATGATTGGAACGCCGTACCTGCAGCTCTTACATGGGCTACTTACAACGCGACCGAAACTTGGGCAAACGCTCAGAACTCAGGACTTGGCGAAATTGACCAGCCGGGAGATTATGAACTAGCTGCTCGATCAGCAGACACAACCGATGTTTATTCACTCATTGCAGGGCTTGCCACTTCGGGGCTTGGATACATTTATGAGGATGCTCAAGGTCGCATCGGTTACGCGGATTCAACTCATCGAAGCCAGTATCTAGCTGCTAACGGATACCTCGAAGTTACTGGCAATCATGCTCTTTCTCAAGGCGTGGCAACTTCTCGCAAACTTGGGGACATCCGCAATTCTGTAACAATTACATATAAGAACAATGACCAAGAATCAGCATCGGATGCAGCTTCAATCGCGCTTTATGGGACTCAGGCTCAAAACATTCTCACCTCGTTGCATAACGCCTCAGATGCCCTTGCTCAGGCAAACTTTTATCTCTCCCTTCGCGCCTATCCTCAAAGCCTGTTCAAGTCCATTACCTTTGAATTGACCAACCCTGAAATAGATAATACTGATCGTGACCGACTTATCAATGTTTTTATGGGCGAGGCTTTAGACATCACAGACTTGCCTGCAAACATGACTGATGGCAGATTTCAGGGCTTCGTTGAGGGTTGGACTTTCAACGCAGGATTCAACAAACTTTCGGTGACTCTTAATCTTTCGCCTGTTGCGTTTAGCCTTCAAGCGTTCAGATGGAATAATGTTCCAGTAACTGAGTCTTGGAACACTTTATCCCCAACCCTGCAATGGATTAACGCTACAATAGTAGCCTGACAATAGGAGAATAATGCCAACTACTACCAACTTCGGCTGGACAACACCCGCCGACACCGATTTAGTCAAAGATGGTGCCGCTGCAATTAGAACTGTTGCGGGCAACATAGACACATCTTTTGTTGACCTCAAAGGTGGAACTACTGGACAAGTTTTAGCAAAAGCATCAGCAACAGACTTGGACTATTCATGGAACACGCCATCAGGAATGGTTTTATTGGAAACTTTGGCATTATCAGGAGCAAGTGTAACAAGTGCGTCAATTCCAACAACATATAAAAATTTATTTATTGTCATAAAGGGTGTGCAAACAAGCACAGCGGCTCTATTTCGTATCAGATTTAATTCGGATACTAGCGGCAATTATTACATTCGCAGATTTAGAAATTTGGCTGGCGTGGTTCAAGGGGCAACTGCAAATGCACAAACATCATTAACAGATATTTGGAGTACTGATTCAAGTGCAACTGCAACTCTCCAGGCTTTTGCGCAAATAAATATATATCGTTATGCAGACACAGACATTACTTATGGTGATTACACAGCCACTAACACAGAAAGCGGCTCAACTCATGGATATACAGGAAATTTTCTTTACGATCAAAGCGCTGCAATTTCAACAATAACCCTTTTGCCAAGCACAGGAACTTTCTCTGCTGGAAATGCCTACATTTATGGAGTGAACTAATGAAAAATCCAATAATTAGAATTTATACAGGTCAAGGAGAATTTATTGACCGCGAAATGGATGATGCGGAATTTGCTCAATATGAAATTGATAAAGCGGCAAACAAGGTAGCCGAAGCAGCGAAGGCAAAAGCCGAAGCAGATAAGGCTGCACTATTGGCTCGACTCGGTTTAACCGAGGATGAACTCAAAACAATTCTCGGATAATGAAGCCGCGTTTAACTAAGTCTGCCATCCAGTTACGAGAACAAATTGATGATGCCTTCCCCGATCGTGATCGTCGCTCGGACTCAGGGGCTTACTCAGATGCTCGGCATGCAGCTCGTAAGTCTGACCACAATGCGGATGCTAATGGTTGGGTACGCGCCATCGACATTGACCGTGACTTATCCAAAGGGCGGGATGTCATGCCCGACTTGGTTGATCAGGTTCGACTATATGCCAAAAAGCATGGACGATTTAGTTACATTATCTTTGACAAAAAAATTGCTTCACCCATCCTTAACTGGAGGTGGCGTTCGTACAAAGGAATTAACGGGCACACAAAACACGCACATTTCTCGTTTCGCAAGGATGCGGACTTGGATGGCTCGTTTTTCAAAGAAATCCCTATGATTGGAGAAAACAGATGAACATGAAAAATCCCCTAATCCTAACCGCAGGTGCATTTCTTTCTGCTTGGGCAGCTTCAAACTTTGATGTCGATTATCGCGCAATTCTTTGGGCGGTTCTAGCAGGTGTCTTTGGTTACGCCACTCCCAAAAAGTAATGACCGCCGAGAATTGGGCGGGTGTTGCAGTTGCTGCAGTGACCGTTATTGGTTCGTTTATTGGATCGGTGAGATGGTTAGTAAAGCATTACCTAAACGAGTTAAAGCCAAATTCCGGAAGTAGCATGCGCGACCAAATCACCGCACTTGAAGCGCGTGTCGAAACGATTATCCGCATCCTAGAGAGGTAACAATTATCTCATGGCAAGAAAAGCAACTAAGGCGTTAGAAGATCAAGGCTATTCGCAGCTTGATGCTTTTTGCATTGGGTTGCACGAGTATTACAAATCATTAAAAAAGGCAGGCTTTCCTGAGTCTGTTGTTTTATTTATGATTACAGAACCGCAAGCCTATCCTGCCTGGATTCTGCCTACGCCAATCGATCCCGAAAAATTCGGTGATTACGAGGATGACGATGAGGATGAATGACAAAAACAAAATCTCGAATTTTGGTAATCAGTGACCTTCAAATTCCGTACCATCATGAAGCTGCAGTCAAGAATTTAATCAAGTTAGTTAATCGGGAGAAGTTCGACCTCGTTATCAATACGGGCGATGAGTTGGACATGCAAGCCCAATCGAAATGGGCGAAGGGAACAGGACTTGAATGGGAGGGTCAACTCGATGCTGATCGAAGCCTTGCTCAAGAAATACTTTGGGACTTACGCACAACAGACATCACTCGAAGCAATCACACAGATCGCCTTTATCACACACTCTTGCGAGGAGCGCCGTCGCTCATAGGGTTGCCCGAACTGGAATATCCGAAGTTTATGGACTTTGCCTCATTGGGTATCCGATTCCATAAGAAGCCTTTTGAGTTTCATCCAGGTTGGGTTTTGGTTCATGGGGACGAGGGTTCGATGAACTCCAACGCAGGACTTACTGCCCTTGGTTTGGCTAAGAAGTTTGGTAAAAGCGTGGTTTGCGGTCACACTCATAGAGCGGGCATCAGTGCCTATTCTGAGGGCATAGGAGGCTCATATAGGACTCTTTGGGGCGTGGAGGCAGGTAATGTCATGGACAAGAAAAAAGCCTCTTATTTGAAGGCTGGAGCGGCTAATTGGCAAATGAGCGTGGCTATCCTCGAAACTTACGGGAAGAACCTTTCGCCGATGCTAATCCCAATTAACAAGGACGGGTCATTCACCGTCTATGGCAAAACTTATGGATAACCTGATTCGGGAAATTTTTCCTGTTTATCGGACTATTGACGATGCAATGGATGACAATGAATTGTTACCGTTTCGTTATACAAATAAACGAGATTTTGTCGGATAAGTGTGCAACCCTAATCCAGTAGCGAAATCCAGTAGCTGCAAAGGGAGCAACAAATGATTATCAATTCACTAACAATCTTGACGGTTGCAGGCATTTGTTTAGCAATGTACTTGTCTTATCGTTTGGGTGAGGAAGTCGGTCGCGATCGAGGAATTGTTGAAGGTCGCAAAGCACTGAGAAAACAATTTGAGCAGGTTGGTCGATGAAGGCAACTGAGGCGCTCATCAATGCAATCGACACACTTCAAGATCGTGGCAAAATCTACGGTCACCCAAAAATCAATTTTGCAAGGCAGTCTGCAAGGTTTTCCTGTTTACTTGATTACCCGATCACAGACGCTCAAGCTGCACTTCTCATGGTCGAAGTCAAACTTGCAAGAATCACAGAATCACCAAACCATCTTGATTCCTACCTAGACGCAATTTGTTATCTCAGCATCGCGCTTGAATTACAAAGTAACGGAGATGAACTTTATGTTTAATCTTGACAATTATGAGCCAGTTGAAAAGCGACTAGGCAATCCAACAAAGGTAACTACATTTTGGGAGGACTATCCTGATGGGCGTGTTGAAACAGAACTTATTTCTTTCCAGGGTGATCGATACATTGTTAAAGCATGGCTTTATCGTACTTACGCGGATAGCGTGCCGTTTTCCTCAGGACTCGCGGAGGAGAGCGTTAGCAGTCGAGGGGTTAATGCTACTAGCGCGTTGGAAAACTGTGAAACTTCTGCAATCGGTCGTGCACTTGCAAACGCAGGTTATGCAGCTAAAGGCAAACGACCATCAAAAGAGGAAATGATTAAGGTTGCTCGAAGTAAAACCGAATACATTCCTGTTGAGAAAGAGGATGATCCCTGGACAATCAAAACTGTTGAAGCGCCAAAAACCGCAGCAGAAGCAGTTTCAATAGTCAAGGATATTATAGGCGCTACCACTGACAAAGATGCTCCTCGTTGCCCTCATGGAGAAATGGTTTGGCATCACGGAATGACTAAGGCAAACCGCGCCTGGGGTCATTTCAAGTGTATTGCAGCAGCTACAGGTGAACTGAATCGATGCCCTAAAGGCGAAGATGTCATTTGGTACGAGATAGCACCTGATGGCTCATGGCGACCACAAAAGAAGCGTGCATGATGGATAACAAAGTTATCATTGCAAAGAACGCTCGACAAACATCGCGAGAAGCTGCTGAGAGGGCTTATCCAAAGTCCGGGACTATGCGATTGCGCGTGTATGAATACATTATTCGACAAGGCTTAAAAGGCGCAACGGATCAAGAGATTCAACGCAATCTGAATTTATCGGGTGACACTGTTCGACCTTCTCGAATTACATTGTTTCAAGATGGTTTCATTATTGATTCAGGTGAACGCAGAAAGAACGCAAACGGGAATGACTGCATTGTTTGGCGATCAGTCGATGAAGGGATGATGTTCTAATGGCTGAGATGATTATTTTTAGCGATGGCGAAGCGACCATCATGGGCGGTGAATTAGATGAACCTCAGGAAATTGTTATTTATTGCGAGTTATGCAATGAGCCAGTAGCAATCACTCCTGAGTTCAATGACAAAGTGTTTTTAACTTGCATGAGATGCCACGCAGTGAGTCACATTAAGTTACAAACATCGAAAGAAATAGATGACCCAACATCGTAAGCACAGAGGTTATGCGACCGAAAGGCTCGTTGCTAACTACTTGCAGCAGTGGTGGCACGCAGCTAGTGTAGGTCGAGGTCAAGGCGCTGATATTCAAAATGTTCCGTTCGACATTGAGATCAAAGCGCGTAACTCACTTGACATAAAAGGGACACTTCGCCAAATCAAAGCACGCACCGCCAAAACTGGGGAGTTAGGTTTTGCGTGTTTCAGACTCAATGGTCAAGGGGAAGCATCAGTCGAGGAGTTCGTCTGCATGTTGACTTTGGGTGATTTGGTGAAGTTACTTAGAAAAGCAGATTATGACTGTATCCCATCAGGTGACATAGATTGGGAAAAAACAATGACTCGTTGCGATAATTGTGGTCAATGGAAAGTTAAGCATTGGAGATGCAAAACCTGTGAGCCAAAGGAAAATAATGCCAACCTATGAATACCGTTGTCCTTTATGCAATTTGCAAATGGAGTTGGAGTTACCAATGGAGCACGATCTAGTTAGATGTCAAGATTGTGGCGCTCAAGCAAATCGCATTTATTCAGCTCCTGGATTAGTTTTCAAAGGGAAAGGATTTTATAGAACAGACAACGCTTAGTCCGACACGCTCATCGCAAGGTGCAAAGAATTAAGGCTTTGACCTGCGGTTATGCGCTAAATGACAAGATTGGATTTGACATGACCATTACACTCAGAGGGCTAGAGCACACCAGGTGCTCAGAGCGAACCGTGAAGCGGTTAGTTCGCTCGGTAGCAATCGTGTTGGGGGGCGCTCTATGCTTCTCCTTCGTATCAGCAGCAAGTGCGACAAACGATGACAATAAAAGAATCACTTCAAAGCAATATGCAAAAGGACAATTAACAACTCCTTTGTACAAATGCATTGCAGTTTTGTACGGTAAAGAATCAGCATGGAATTGGAAAGCAGTAGGAAACTTAAACGGTACACAAAGAGTTTATGGAATTCCTCAAGGTAAGTCTGAATGGTTAAAAACCGCTAATCCTTTACAACAGATTGATTGGGGATTGCGTTACATAGGACATCGTTACGGATACACTAAGACTATTGAAGGGATGCAGCCAAACACATGCGCTGCACTTAAACATTGGCAACGCAGGGGATGGCATTGAGTAGCAGCTTAAAGAACAATGGATCAACTAATCGATGGCGTAAGATTAGAAAGCAGATAATCAAACGCGATGGTGTATGCCAATCATGTGGTACTGATGAGAATTTAACAGTTGATCACATAATTCCAAGAAGGTTAATGGAGAATGGTTCAGATTCCCCTTCTAATTTGCAAACGCTTTGCGGTTCGTGCAATTCACGCAAGGGGGGTAGGTTTTTTGAGAGCGCAAGGACACCCCCGACCCTTCCTGTTTCTTTTTACCCCGAAACCGAGTCAAAAATCCATGACCAGGACTAAACGACCAACATCGGCTAAAAATGGCTGAGATAGGCTCTCAAAGGCTTGAATCGGGCAGGGTAGGGGTAACCGAACCTCGTATTCGCTCAAAAAGCCTAGATTTACCTTCTCGGGGTCAAGAAATGATTGACTTCTGCAAAGAAATCGGTCATCCATTGCTTAAATGGCAGGAACTTCTTGCGATTGAAACCTTGAAGTACAAACCTGATGGCCGATGGGCGCACCCGATTGTTGGGGTCATGATTGCCCGTCAAAATGGTAAGTCAACATTTATGGCGCTTCGCATCCTGTTCGGAATCTATAAACTCGACGAGAAAATGCACTTGGCAACTGCTCACAAACTTACAACTTCGGCAGAAATCTTTTTTAAGGTCGGTCAAATGATTGAGGACTCGCCAATTCTCCAGGCTAACTTTGCTAAGAAGTACGAGTCCAAAGGATCGCAGGAGATTAGGTTTCTTAATGGGGCGCGTTACCTGATTCGAGCAGGCAACTCAGCAGCTAGAGGTATTGCCGCACCCGATGTCATTCACATTGACGAGTTACGCGAATTTACCGATGAGGAAATTTGGTCATCGATGCGATTTACTCAAATGAGTAACAAAAATCCGCAGGCAATCGTGTATTCAAATGCTGGACATGCTCAATCGGTGTTGCTTCTCAAGTTGAGAGAGCGAGGACTTGCAGCTTCTCAAGGCGGTGAGGATTCTATTGGTTGGTTCGAGTGGTCAGCCGAACAGGATAAGCCAATCAACGATATTGACGGGTGGTATCAGGCGAACCCTTCATTGGGCTACACGATCCATGAGGACAACATCAGAGATTCGTTATCAGATCGTGAGGACATTTTCCGGACTGAGGTTTTGTGTCAATTTGTTGACATGATAAATCCAGTGATCATCCCGAGCGAGTGGGCGAAGTGCAAGGACGAGAAAGTCAAACTCGATGTTGAAAAGGACACTTGGTTTGCTATCGATCTTAGTCCCGACCGTCAGCATGCAGCTCTTGTTGCAGGTCAAAGAATTGGCAAAGATAAATTTATGGTTTCTTTACTTCAGACTTGGTACAACCCGATTAACCTCGATGACAAATTGCTCGCAAACGATGTCGCGACCTGGGTTCGCAAGTATCCCGTCAATACAGTGGCGTTCAGTAAGTCAACCGCAGCAGCAGTTGCCGCTAGGTTGCAACCTGCAGGAATTCCGATCCATGAAATCTCAGGAATCGAGTATCAACAGAGTTGCGATGAGTTTGTTTCGGCTATTTCCTCAAATCGTCTAGTCCACAAAGGGCAAGAGGAACTCGATAAGCAAGTTTTGTCTGCCGTCAAACTTCAAAGAGGTGATGGCGGTTGGGTCATGGGAAGATTGAAGTCAGGAATCGTTTGTGGTGGAGTTGCAGCTTCTATGGTGACTCATTTTGCGACACGGGCAGAAACCGAAGTTGACATTCAAGTGGGTTGACAAAGTGCTATAATTTGTCCAATGGCACTGTTAGACTTTTTCATTCCAAAAACTCCTGCTGCTCCTATCACAGTCGATGCAGCATCTACACCTGCGCCTTTCAACAATACTGGATCAATTTCACCTTTCATTTTTACATCTAGCGCTGCAACACGCGCTCAAGCGATGGCAGTTCCGACAATCGCACGCGCTCGAGGAATTCTTTGCTCAACAGTTGCAAGTTTGCCAATGGAGCAATACTCAAAACTTAATGGAGCACATTTACCAACTCCATCAGTAATCAATCAGCCTGATCCACGCGTTCCAGGTTCTGCAATTTATGCATGGTTAGCAGAGGACTTGTTATTTCATGGCGTTGGTTACGGAATGGTCATGGAGCAATACGGTGACACAGGTCGCGTTCGTTCCTGGACTCGAATTGCACCCGATCGCGTAACACAAAAGTTAAATCACTTGCAAACTGAAATTATTGGTTATCAGGTTGACGGTTCTATTGTTCCAACTCAAGGCGTTGGTTCACTCGTTGTTTTCTATGGTTTAGATGAAGGAATTCTTAATCGCGCAGGTCGCACAATTCGTGCGGCACATGCTTTGGAACAAGCTGCAGAAACATTTGCAAAAGAGCCTGTTCCATTGCAGGTTTTGAAATCAAATGGCACAAACCTTCCTGCAGAACGCATTGCTAAATTACTCGAGGCATGGCGTGCAGCTCGTCTAAACAAATCAACTGCATTTCTTAATGCTGATGTCGAATTGCAAGCGTTGGGCATCGATCCAGCGAAACTCCAACTCAATGAGGCGCGCCAGTATGTCGCTTTGGAATTGGCTCGCGCTTGCAACCTTCCTGCATATTTCGTTAGCGCTGAAACGACATCGATGACTTATTCAAACACTCAATCAGAGCGCAGAGGACTTATTGACTTCTCACTTCGTCCAATCTTGACTGCGATTGAGCAACGACTCAGCATGCCGGATTTCGTCAGCAGCACCACAGAAATTCGTTTTTCACTTGATGACTTCCTTCGCGGAAATGCGTTGGAGCGTGCTCAGGTTTATCAGATTCTCAACACAATCGGTGCAATGTCAGTCGAGCAAATCAGAGAAGAAGAAGATTTAATCGACAATGGAGAAAGAGCATAAAATGAAAATAACAATGCCAGTTACACTCACTGCATCGGATGCCGAATCACGCATCATTGCAGGTCGAATCGTTCAATGGGATGCGGTGGGAAATACATCCGCAGGACAAACAAAGTTCTTGCCTAACTCAATCGAATTTAGCAATGACACAAAACTAGTTTTAGAACATGAGCAAACAAAGCCAATCGGCAAGTTAATGGAGTGGTCAGAGGATGAAACAGGCATTACTGCTTCATTTAAGATTGCTAAAACAACCGCAGGAAATGATGCACTCGAAGAAGCTGCAACAGGACTGCGATCAGATTTTTCAGTCGGTGTTCAAGTTAATGACTGGACAAACGATAAAGGCGTTATGGCTATCAGTGCGAGTGAACTCGTAGAAGTCAGCCTTGTCACATCAGGCGCAATCCCTGGAGCAGAAGTTCAAAAGGTTGCCGCAGTAGATACACCCGAAGTTTCTGAGGAATCTCAGGAAGTTACACAATCCAATCCCGAAGGAGAACAAGTGTCAGACACTACCGTTCCAGAAGCATCTGCCGCAGAAACGGTAGAGGCTGCTAAGGTTGAAGTAAAGGCTGCAACAGCACCTTACATTTCAACAACTGTTCGCAATCCAATCGTAGATAAGGCTTCTTATCTTGAACACTCAGTTCGTGCAAAGTTAGGTTCAGAAGAATCACGCATGTTTGTAGCTGCAGCAGCAGACACAACAGACAATGCAGGACTTGTCCCAACTCGTCAACTAACTGAGGTCATTAACGGCATTTCAAATGCTGATCGCCCAGTTATTGACTCAATTTCTCGCGGTGCGCTACCTGATGCAGGTATGACATTCGAGATTCCTAAGATCACTGTTGCTCCAACTGTTGCAGTTGCATCGCAAGGTGGAACACCATCAGAAACAGACATGAACTCAGCGTTCGTTTCAGTTGATGTAAAGAAGTACATCGGTCAACAGACATTCTCACTTGAACTTCTTGATCGTTCATCTCCAGCGTTTTTTGCTGAACTTGTTCGTCAAATGGAGTACGCATACGCAAAGGCAACTGATGAGGCAGTTCGTGTTGTACTAGCAACAGCAGGAACAGACGGTGGAAACCGTTCAATCACAGATGGTGGAGATGTAGCTGATTTCGTATCAGACGCAGCAGTATCCATCTATGAAAACACTCTCGGTTTTGCACAAAACATCATTGTTTCTCCAACACAATGGGGAGTTCTTATGGGACTTGTTGACACTGCAAAGCGTCCAATTTTCCAACAGACAATCAATCCTCAAAATGCAGGTGGCGACCTTACTGCAACAGCAGTGCGCGGAAACCTTCTCGGATTAAACCTTCGCGTATCTCGCACTATGACAGGAACAGGCGACAACACAATGATTATTGTCAACCCTGATTCTTACACATGGTACGAGTCACCACGCTTATCACTACAGACAAACCTCATCTCATCAGGTCAGGTTCAGGTTGGTTACTACGGTTACGGCGCAATTGCTACAAAGCTAGCTGCGGGCGCATATCGTTGGATGGTTGCTTAAACCAAACAAATAATCATGAGGGGGAGGTTGCTCCCAATCTCCCCCTCAGCAGTCTAGAGAGGAAACAGAAATGGCATCAATCGTCACAGTTGCAGAACTGCGCTCAATTCTTGGCGTTTCTGTTTCCCTTTATTCTGACGCATATTTAACCGATGTCATAGATACTAGCGAAGCAGTAATTTTGCCAATGCTCGTAAAGTACGCATCACCTATTTCAAAAGTGCAGCTTGAAAGCAACATTGCAACTTATGCAGTCCTTGGAAACAACAACTTCTCAGAAGGTCAAAGCGTTGTTATCACGGGATGCGGTTCGCCTTTCAATGGCACATTTACGATCCTAGAATCAAGCAATTTAGATTTTGACGATATTGTCATTAACTCAAATCAAAGAATTTTTATCGATGGACTTTACAAAGATTTCAATGCCTACTTCACAGTTGCTATCACCAATGCAGATATTCTTGAGCGCAATGTCATCCCATCAGGACTTGCAACCCTCTCAGGTGCAGCAACTTATGTTGGTGTGCCAGCAGTCGAATCTGCCGTTTTGGCAGTTGCAGTTGAAGTGTTCCAATCCCGAATTGCTCCAGGTGGACAAATAGAGGGCGTAGATTTCACATCAGTTTCACCTTATAGACTCGGGCGGTCACTATTCAACAGAGTTTCGGGGTTGCTCGGTCAATACCTCGATGTTGAAACAATGGCGCAATAATGCCAGCCTCAACGATTCTTTCGTCAGTCCGTCAACCTTTAGCAACTGCCCTTAGTGGCGTTGCAGCTAATGTCTATGCCTATGTTCCCGAAGCGCCTCAAGTCCCGTTTTGCGTTACAGTCCCGGACTCACCTTATTTAGAATTACAGACAATCGGTAAGACAACTTTGCGCACAAAGATAAATCTTGTCATTTCAGTTGCAGTTGCTTACAACTCCAATCCAGCATCGTTGGACAATTTGGAGCAGTTAATCATGAGCGTTCTCGCCGTTATCCCTGTTGGGTACACGATCGAGTCGGTTGAAAAACCAACAGTTACTCAAGTCGGGCCATCAAATGTTTTGGTGTCCGATGTCCGAGTTTCCACTTACTACACACAAACAAACTAAGGAGTCAAAGTGCCTACCACAGTAATCACGGGCAGAGATGTTACCTTCACTATCGGTGGTAACACTTTCGATGCTCAAGCAACAAGCGCAGTTTTAACTGGAACAACAGACCGTCAAACTTACCAAACTTTGGATGGCAAAACCTACAAAGTAATCGACAACGATTTCACATTTGCGATTGAAATGTTGGCAGACTGGGGCGTGGCAGGATCTCTTTGTGAGATTCTATGGAATGCCTCAGAGTCAGCACCAGACACAGGTATCAACACAGTATTTACAGCTTCATCAGGCGCAGTATTTACTTTCCAAGTATTTCCATCATGGCCATCAGCAGGCGGAACTGCACCAGATGCGCAAACAGTTTCTTTGACACTCCAAGTTATTGGTGTGCCAGCAGAAAACTTCGCTTAATAACTAGAAACGGGAGCAAAAAATGAAACTACCAATTCTGATCGAGTTCAACTCAGGTGAGAAAGCAACTTATGTTGCACAACCTCCTGAGTGGGCTAAGTGGGAAAAAGCAACAGGCAACACCATCGGCAAGGCTCAAGATTCCATTGGAATTTGGGACTTAATGTTTTTAGCGTATAACGCGGCGAAACGCGAAGCAGGTGGCAAGCCCGTCAAGGCGTTTGAGGTTTGGATGGAAACAGTTGCGGAAGTAACCGTTTTGGACGCAGACCCAAAAGTTTTGAGCCAGGAAGCATCAACCGAGTCCTGATCCAGTTAGCACTGGCAACAGGAATCCCGATGAGTGAATGGCAAACTGCAGAGGAAATTCTTACCGCGTTAGAAATACTTAAGGAGCAAGGAAATGGCAAAGGCTGAAATAGCATTTGACAAGACCGAACTTCGTGGCGTTTTTAAGGCGCTTAAGAACATGGATGAAGCTGCTACTGAGGAAGCGAGAAAGCAGTCAGGCGCTCTCTCAGAGTATGCACGCAAAGAGGTGATCGGCACTGCCAACGGTTTGAATTCTCGAGCCGTAGCAGGTCGCATCGCCGAAGGTGCAAGAGTTAAGAAGTCATCAAAGATTGGTGAAATCACTTACGGTTTCGCATCTCAGAAATTTAGCGGTGGAGCAACTACCAAAGATATTTGGGGTGGCTCAGAGTTTGGTTCAAATAAATTTAAGCAGTTCCCTGTTTGGTCAGGGCGTGAGGGTCGCGGTTCAAAAGGTTGGTTTATCTATCCAACACTTCGCAGAATTCAACCTTACATTGTCAGTGAATGGACTGCATCGTTTAGTCGCATCTTGAAAGAGTGGGGATAATGGCAACAGGTACTAGAGCATTAACCCTCAAACTCATTGCAGACATTGATGACTTTAATAAGAATCTAAATAAAGGCTCAACCGAGGTCGATGGCTTTGGGGGCAAGATTGAAAAGTTTGGCAAGGTCGCAGCAGCAGCCTTTGCAGCAGCCGCAGCCGCAGCCGCAGCCTATGCAGGCAAACTCGCAATCGATGGAGTCAAGGCAGCCATTGAAGATGAAGCAGCGCAGGTTCGCCTTGCAGCAGCTCT